CCGATGGGATTTGGCATCTTAATACAGCTCCTCATCCAGGCCCATGTCTGCGATCTCGGAGACCTTCGTGCTGCTTACAAGGGCTATCGAGAACCGGCCCCGAAACTCGTTTGTGACCACATTCTCCAGGCGGTAGCTCTTGCCCACCTTCAGCTTAGGGACACCGGCCCGGGCGGCTTTAGCCCACAGGACGGCCTCGATTGCCGTGGTGGGGTCTGCGATCCAGAGCTTCTGTGCTATCGATTCCGCCGGTGATGGTATCTCATTGATGACCTGACAATCCAGATTGATCCAGCAGTCCGGCTCATCGATGTCTGAGAGCTTGACAGTAGGATTCTCTCGGGCCATTCAGTCCACCACCCGGACATTGAATAGTCCAAGATCCTGGCTGCCGTCCTCGTGCCAATAGGGTTGCAGGGATGCCAGGATATCCACAGGCTGGCCATGATGCAGCCGTGGGCCGTGCCAGTTGCCGCACCGAATCCAGATATGATCCAGCCAATCTCCGAGAGGTGTCTCGATATCATTCAGGACCACATGACCGGCTGCGGTCCGGCCACCATAGAGAGCACTAAACCGGGCCCTTCTGATCCCGGCCTGGCGCATGGCATCCAGGGCGGGCCTCATTGCCCGGCCCCCTGTCGAATGGCTTTGGCCACGCACTCCAGGGCATCGGCTAGGGATCGGGCCTCATGAGGAGCATACTCCAATGTGATCCGCCTGATGGGCTCCGGCTCAATCCCGGCGAGCATGTCATCTATGCGATTGATATGGCAGACAGCAGCTACCCAGTCCGTCCCCCGGAGATAAGGCAGATTGCAGCACAAGCGACGGCGCTCCGCCCTTAAACGATTTCTCATAAATTAAGTCCTCCTATATCTTCATTAATATTACTTAGACCTAGTTTCCTTTTTGCATTTTTCGCAGCAGTAGACTTTGACCTGCTGCCCCTCAAAGTCCTCTGTCCGGTCGAACCATGCTGGCCCGCCGCAGTGCTTGCAAGCTATGGCAGGAACCTGGGCCTTGTCGGTGCGCTCGTCTGCCTCCGGGTCCTCGCCGGTGCTGATATTGAGCGCCAGGAGCAGAGCGTATTTTCTGGCCTGAGTCTGTGCTTTCGACAGGGCCTTATCTCCTCCGTCGTACCCCTGGCCGATACCCTCAGTTTCCATCATGGCCCCGGTCTCCGAGTCTATGATTGTGATCCTTGCCCGGACTGTGACCAGCTCCCACATGCCACCCGTGTTTGTGGTCCGGGGCTGGCGATCCAGGATATCCAGGGAGCAGACGGTGGCCAGCTTGGCGGCCACAAAGGCCGGGTTAGCCTTCTCCAGGATGGCATCTGAGCTGGCATATTTGTAGCGCTGCTGCTCATTCTTCTTGTCCTTGGGGACCACCGCGCAGGCTTTCATGACTGCGCAGAGCTTGGCGGCGAGTTTGGCCCGGTCCTGAGCGGACTGGCTGCATTGGCATGGCTGGCGCAGAGGAGCCTCGCCAGGATGATCGTGGGGGATGAATGGGCCAAATGCATCCGCCAATCCCTTATCGGTGCGCTCTAGAAGCTGTTGAGCGGCCATCCTCAGTCCCTCTCAGGCCGCATATCCACAGCCTCATAGCTATAGCTGATCGTCTTGTCGCAGAGGCCATCCAGTACATCCCGGCCTATCGCCGCTTCTGCCTGCTGAAGTGGGACCTTGGCTATGCGATTGAAGACCTCAGGAAAAGTCATAATGAAGTCATCCCGCCTGATGGTCCGCTGGACTCTCGGTGAGCGGATCAGTTTGACATTGCCTTCTCGGTAGCTCTCGCCCTTGCGATTGATTGTCTTGAGGAATCGGTCCTCGGAGAACTCAGCAGACCTCAGTATCTCCTGGAGATTTTGGTCGAAAGACTCCTGCCACGCCTTCAGCTCTGCCTTGAGGGCAGATATCCTCTCTTGAGCCATGAGGAGCCGCTGCATGGGTGTCATATCGGATACCTGGATGGCCCCCGGGGAGGCGATCATTAGGCCACCACCAACGCACCCGCGTCTTTTGCAATTATTTTTTGCTCATCTGATAGGCAGGCTCTCAGGAGGTAGGCTCCCCGGAGGTCGGCTTCCCAGAGGTCGGCTCCCCAGAGGTCGGCTCCCCGGAGGTCGGCTCCCCGGAGGTCGGCTTCCCGGAGGTCGGCTCCCTGGAGGTCGGCTCCCTGGAGGTCGGCTCCCTGGAGGTCGGCTCTCAGGAGGTCGGCTCCCCGGAGGTCGGCTCCCTGGAGGTAGGCTCCCTGCATCGTTTTGATGTCGTGCTCTAGGGAGTGCTCTCTGAGCCACTTACATGCAGCCAAGAATACGTCCGGCTTAAGCACAGCTACTCCAAATTTGATTTCCGCTATACCAAGATCTTGTGCCTGGCTTCGGCAGACTTCATCCGGAGCATCGAGCCTGAGGCTATCCGGGAATATGAATTCTATTTTGAAGCTGCGATTGTGCAGCTCTACGGGGACCGATTCAGACAGCAGCGTGTCATGACTGCTATTGCCGGATCTGCCATAAAACTGAATGGGGGTGCCGTCTTCTGGGACAACGCCCACAATTGCGATACCTATACAGATAATGATCCCTCCACACAAATCCCCCGCACCAGCATGGTATCTAGCCTGCTCTTATTTCCACCGTCCATCCAGGCCAGAGCTTCGAACGCCTGCCCTTCTCTCCCAGCAACGCTGAACAGAGCGGGCATCCTCCGGGCATCGGATCGCTCCATCTTCAGTAGGATCGCGGCCATTCTATTAGGGGCTCTCTGGAGTCCCAAGGACTCAAAAATGCCCTCGGACTCCAGGGACTCTATTTCGGCGGCAACCATCTTTTGGTAGCGCCAATCTTGGGTGTTTCCCGTCTTGGTTGGCATACTACCATCTAGCACCTATTAGTATATATAGCTTATCTTTAAATATGGTACGTGGTGGATGTCAGAAAGGTATATATACCATAGAACTTAATATTAGGAAACATGCGCGAATATACCACCATTGCGGAAGTAGATGAGCGAGGAAGGCTGTTAATGCCTCTCGCCATAAGAAAAGCGCTCGATATCGAAAATAAAAGAGCGTTGGTACAGCTAAAAGTATCATTAATAGGTGCGGAAAAGGAAGATTAAGATATGTTGGTGACACAACATGCCTTCAGATAGTACAGCGATTGCTATGCCTATAAGCATTGCGGAGATCCAGGCCCATCCTGCAGAAGCGATTGCCGCCCTGGTGGAGACAGTTCGACGGCAGGAAGTGGAGATTGATCGCCTATGGGATAACTTCGGGATAGCCATGGATCTTGTCGCGAAGCTCCGACCCAAAGAACCCGAGGATTCAAAGCTATTAGATGAGCTCTATGCTGAGATGACTGCCATAGGCCGCAAGCAGGTTGACTTCAAGACTGCTGCCCGGATGGTCAAGAGATCCAAGTCGAGACTCCTCCAGATCAAGCCCTTGATCGGCCAGGATATGAGATTCGTGCTTGTCCCCTCGGAAAGTCATTCTCAGAAGATCTTGATCAGGCTCCGAGACATCACAAAACCGCCAAATTAATCGGTATACGGTTTTAGGGTTTATTCATATAGCACTTCCCTGAAAGCGGAAAAAACCGATTAGTTTTGATATGGGTTAGTTTGAAGAAGAAGAAGAATTAAGAGAATGATATATAAATAGCAAGGAACTTGATGGTTGTGGTAGAAATGGGAAAAAAACCGAATAGCGATAAATTAGACGGTTTGAATCTAGGGATTTGATGATATGAAGAAATTGATATTAGCTTTAATGGCGCTACTATTGGCCGCTCCATGCATGGCAATAGAACAGGCTGATATGGCCTATTTGAAGGGCCTGGACGATGGTTATACATTAGGTAGGGCATCTATCCAAGGGCAAACCAATACATCTCAGGAGGCCATCTACAATGGCATGGTAGCGGATCTCAATGCCTGGATGGATCAGATAGGCTATGAGGGCGGAAGATGGGGCAACCTGCCAATAATTAATCACACTCTGCCTCCGATCTTTAATGGTGGTATATCCATGCAGCAGCCATATATTGAGGCCACAGGAAAGGCATCTGGCGTAGAGCACAAGATCGATGGAAAGGCCGGAGGACAGAGCTATACCACCAATGACGCCAATCTCCTTCCTGATAATGTCAGGTACAACCACACCTCAAGGACATACTCCGATCTTGGAGGGCAATGGTTAGGGGGGATTTGAAATGATTAACGACCTAAAGCACCAATTGGCAGATGCTTACACTGAACTGGCAAAACAGCGCACAGCCATGTATGAAGCTGAAGAAATCCGCATCGAAGCTGCAATCAAAAGAGAAGAAAAGTTCCTGGAGGCTATCAATGAGGCCCAGGCAGATGGCATAACTGATCCAGGCCGCCAGCAACAGAAAGCCCAGAAGGCCACAAGAGCAGAACTGACCGACCTACACCAATCGGAGAAGGCTGCCAGAAAAGCAGCCTATGAATATCAGCTGGCAGGAATCCGGGTGGATGGATTGGTGAAGCTGTTGGAATGCGAAAAACTGGCGGCCCAAAAAGAGTAACTATTTTCAAACTTTTTGAATATACACAAGAGCATAATAGTACGGCAAGCAGGTTACTGCATTCCCTGAGAAGCTTGTCCCTTCCGCTGCACTATGGCCATGAGCACCGCCTCCGCCTGTGCTGGATGAGGTTTGGGTAACTGATGCCGTGCCGCAGACTGTTACACCTCCAGATCCCGTGTAGTAGGACCCGTCAAGAGTGCAGCCACGCTCAGAATATGGATGAACATGGGAAGCCATCTCAGCAGTAGTCAATACATGACCGGTCACAGTAACCGTTCCGGCCATGGTGAATGTGACTGATCCACCAGAGTCTCCAACCGAATATGTCCCGCCAGCTCCTACGACAAATTTATCCCTTAAGTCGCGTGTCCCTCCAGATCCATCACAAATATGCCAGCCTGACGGAATTGAGCCAACCGAGCCATACCACAGGATAATCAGGCCCGTAGGGACTCCCAGGCCTGCAAAACTGGATGCATGGAGGTTTCCACCGCTCTTGTAGATAAGGTCTGCATCTGCGCCGCTGCCACTTCCATCATTCCCCGAATACCAAAAAGTAGCTTCCATCTCGGTTTGAGTGGGATATAGAGCATCATGATTATGTGCAGCTAAATAGCTCGATGCTTCGGTGTAGATGGTTTCAAAATTATCCATGACGGAGATTGTAACAGCGTTGCCTGCTGCCCAAGGGTTATGATTTTTAGTATATGCCATCTTATCCTTACCCTCATGCATACTTCATAATATAATATAGGCTGTAATAGGGTGGTCTGGGATCTATCCCGGTTGCGCTTAATGTCGATCCAGTATGACCATGAGCACCGTCCCCGCTTGTCTGATTCTGTAGAGTAGTGCCGAAATTCCTCACGCTGGTAGGAGTATCTCCTGAATATAAACTAGAGAACGCTCCCCAGCCGCTATTCTGGCTATCATACACTCCATGAGTATGAGCCGGGATCTCTGTGGTAGCAAGGATATGATCTCCTACTGTGACTGTGCCTGTAGGCGTAATCGTACCATTCCAGGATGCAGGACCACCAGTAGCCCCCACAGCATAAGTATTCCCTGCTCCAATCACAAATCTATCTCGGAGGTCTGGTGTAACATATCCCCCATAGGTTCCACCATCGCAAATATGCCAGTTGGCAGGTATGGTAGCATCCGTCCCGCTCCAGACCATGATAGCTCCAATAGGCATCACAGACGATAAGAGATCTGCATAATGATTACCATCTAGCTTATCTGCATCAAAACCGGTATAATAAGATGTGCTAAAAAATGTAACATCAGCAGTGGCTTTAGTATAATATCTGGAATCATGAGTATGGAGATCTGCATCTGCCTTAGCCGCATCATATTGAGTCTCGATATGATTAAAAGCAGCGCCGGATAGAAAATCAACAGCTGACCATGCAGAATGATATTTTGTGTAGCTCATTCTTTATCCCTTCATTATTATGCAAAGAGCATAATAGGGTGGCATTTTGTCCTGACTGGATGTACCCGCAAAGCTAGCAGAATGTGTATGAGCATCGCCGCTGCCAGCAGCATCTGAATTCCTGCTCTTTGTTGTTTCAATTGATACATAATATCCTATCCCTCCTGTGGGGTTCCCATTGCTCATATTATTAATTCCGATATCAGCAGATGTATGTGTGTGCTTAGGGATCTCTCCGGCGGTCAGTGCATGGCCAGCTATTGTAACTGTTGCCGTGGTGGTGACAGTAGCAGTCCCGCCAGAATCTCCCTTGGAATAATGATTACCTGCTCCTACAACAAATTTCCCTCGGAGGTCCGGCGTCCCGTTTAGTCCATTGCATAGATACCATCCAGAAGGAATAGATGCCTCAGATCCGGACCAGATAGCTATGCACCCAGATGGCGTTCCGGCATCAATGATCTGCTGGGCAGTGTAGCCGTCAAGAGTAGCACAAATCAGCCCTGAGCCGCTGCCATCATTGGAAGAAGTGAAGAATTTTGCTGCTGCCTGGGCATCAGTATAATAACTATTGCTATGGGTTATGGAATCAATATAGCTGGTGATCTCTGAGTACATCCCTTCCAGGTTATCCAGGGCCGCCAGCTTTTCCGCCTGGCTCATGGAGTGCTCCAGCCAGTCAGTCTTAACGTAGCTCATGCTTCTCCATTAATATATGTGGCATTGATCTGGTAGCTCTCTAAAATAGTTTTGATTCGGCTGAAATTGGCCCGGAATAGCTCCACCCCGGAGCCATAAGTTATCGTTGCCAATGATCCGCCCCAAAAGACCACCTCATCAATCTCTCCCAATGCATCAGAAGGAGAGATGAATGAATAGCTATGATATTCGTAGTCTCCTGTCTCATCTGGGACGGATGTGTGCTGCTTCCTGAAGACACAAGCGCCATCATTCCAAAATTCTATGTACTCGGTCCGATCATCTTCTTCAAAGCATGGCCATGAGTCGTCTGAGACAGCCAGACCGGTTCCTATTGCAGCAGCAGTAAATGGGTTAGGTCTATCAGCCAGATAGAATGTATGTGCGAAATTATAGAGCTTAGTTACTCCTGTGCTCTCTTCTACACCTTCACGGACCTCGTAGACGAGTTGGTACGACGTATTAAGAAAGTTAACCCAGTCGTCTATGACCGGGCCGTACACCCCCTCTACCGAATAGGTAGTTATGCCATCTTTCCACTCCTCTGAGACATGATAAATCAGGATATCCTCATTGATCCCCATATAATTGAAATTCTGCAAGACACCGGCAGCTAAGCCTGACCGCAGCGTCTTATAGCTGATCCTGAGGCCATCTACTCCATATTCCGCTATCTTGGCGCTGGCGTACTCTCCGGCGGCTACAATAGAATTTAAACTCTCATCTACGGTGATATGCTCCACTTTTCCGCTACCAAATCCTTGCCTGGTAATGTTATTAGCTATGGCTGTAAGGTCTTCTGCTTTTGATTTGGATCTCCACAGGCCATAATATTCAGCTACAATCACTGCACCATTGGCAGGGGCTATATCGAATGTGATCGTCTCAGAATTAATGGCATAATAGCAATCATAGGTTCCTGCATCCGTTCCCTTTTGACCTATGGTCTGGGCAGTTGCTCCCACTGTAACAGTAGAGAATCTATTAGCTGGATAGGCCAGGGGAAATGTCTTAGTAATGCCATCTCCTATCCAAGATTCAGTTTGCAGATCAGTCTCTTCATAACCGCCAATGATGATCTCTGTATTGCGATAGTCCGGATTCTCTCTGGTGATATCCAAGCTATCTGCAAGGATATCTTCGCCATCGGACACCTGCCAATCCGCAGCATAACGCGTCCTAGTATGGAAGTATAGCTTGAGATCATAATCTAAGTAGACCACAAACCCGCAGGCCTCCGCAAGCTTCTGGAGGCCTTCCAGAGCACTCTTGTTGCCTATGGAGATTTCTGATAATTGATTTCCATCCTCGATATATCCGGCAGTGATCCCTTCTTCGGCCAGGTACTCATCCAGGATCTCCTGAACAGCCACGCCCGGGAGTTTGTCGGTGGCTGCATAGTCAATCATCCTCCATCCAAGTACAGAAGTATAGTCTACTGCCTCTATGGAGTGGAATTTCATCAAGGTTCCGGGGATAGGGACAGTCTGGCAGCTCTGTACGACTCCACCAAAGCTTTTCTCTCCATCCCAAGCTTGGATTATCACCCTCTGCCGCTCATAGAATGTGAGGGAACCGGCGGCATCGTAGACCACGAAGGATGCAGTCGAGCGGCCATCTGTCCGATGGTCGATGGAGAGGCCCGGATCATTGAGCCATAGCTGTTCGATGTCCGCCCATTCATCCAGGAGCGTGGCGTCATTAGGCCACACGGTGGCGTCGTTGTCGTAGAGGGCGGAGGTGAAAATTGGAGTGGTCCCCACGGTTATGAGGGCGTCGCTCATCTAATACATCTCCTGGAGGGCGATTCGCCGAAGGCCCATATAGGAGGCATTCCCCCAATTATTGGCGATTTTGACCGCGAAGTATCGATATGCTTGATGGGGCGGAACTAAAATATATTTGGGGTCCGGAGAATTGGCGGCGACGTGTTGAGCGAATTGTCCGGCTGCGATCTGAGTCCAGCCGGTATCAGTTGCATAAGTCAATTCTCCGAAGGAAGATGCTGAATTCGACCCTTGCAGAATAAAATTTTTAGATCCGGCGTCTGTGTCCTTGCCAGAAGCATGAGAATTCTCATAATATATCCGGCCTATGACCTTCATTGCCCCAAGATCAACGTGGTATCTCTGGTTTGTGACTGCGCCTTCCGTCTGCCATTCTGTGGCCACGCCGTCACCCGTCAGAGAATTGGCGGGGTCATATGCTTCATGTGCAGCTTGAGCAGAATAGACCTGTGTGGCCTTAACATATGTGGTGGAATACTCGGCTGGATACAATGATTGAAATTGCCCCGTCAGCTTCGTTTGTCGTCTAACTATAGCCATATCCGCCTCACGGTACAACGAAAATTGCCGATACTGTCAAATCGGTGGCGTCGCCATTGCTGCCGTTGGCGTCGGTCACCACTTCTATTGCCTCATCTCGATTAATATCGTAGTTGGTGGTATTGATTCCCACCACCGTGGATGTCCAGGTTTCGGCCACTGCTTCTCCCGCGTTCGTATTGGATGTACCTACCACACTACCGGCAATCGATATAGTGACCCTCGGCTGATTGGCCCCGCTGTCATCCACCCTGACAGTATGCCGAATCTGGACACAATAAGCCTTAGTCAAATTCCAGTCGAATTTTGTCCGAGCATCAGAGGCCAGGAGACCGGTATTGGCAGCATCGGCGAAGGCTCCAGGTATGAAGAAATCTACTTGCACCACTCTGGTGGGATCGCCCCAATAAAGAGCAGTGACATCCCCGCCCAATGGAGCCCCCGCGACGGTGAGCAAATTAGAAGTTATCGCCGTCACTATGCCATAATACACCACCCCGCCAATGGTGTATTTCACCGGATAGCCCACTAAGATAGTGCCGGTGAGATCGGCTGTCATTGTTAGCGTGGAGGTGCTCGGCGGAGTGGCGGTGAAATTTGTTTCCGCCGTCCAGAAAGACGCGCTCCCGCTGGCATCGCTCCATGAGGGGTCTGCTCCATTTCCGCCTGTGGTAAGAACCTGGCCAGCCACTCCGTGAGGAAGCATAGCCCACGCCGACGCGCCCCTATAGAGCACATCCCCACGCTCCGCCGTGCCGAGAAGGTCCAGGATTTCAGTTATGGAGCACTCTTCCCCCGCTCCCGCGCCCGCGGTCTTGCGCCCTAGAACCTTCGCAGTAGCCCCGAAGCTGGTTGCAGCGGCCACTATAGCCGCCCCGTCCCCTCCGTTGTGGTCGTGACTATCACCATTGGTTACTCCCTTGGCGGCTACCGCAAAGCTGGCCGGAGAGTATGCAGAATTCTTGAGAAGCTTCCCAGTAGCACCATCGAATAGAGGGATATTGCCATCTGTAGCTCCAGCGGGCCCGGACAAATCGCCTGCTGTGAGAGGATAAATTTGCCTCCAGATTGCAGATCCGGATGTAGCATTTTCGCATACAAAGACTTTATGGCCTGTTGTATTATACCATTGGCTTCCGGCTGAGTAACCATCACCACTATCATCGTTTGCGGTGGGATCTGAAGCTGCCACAAAATTGCATTTAGCTATGGCAGCATCAATGATATCTAAATTAGAGTTAAAATAAGTCAGCAGGTTTGCCCTTGTGGACACACCCGCAGTTAGTTTGTCTAATGAATTCCTAGCAGTTACCATTTATTCATCCCCTTATCTCATCGAACCGGAACGGCTCCACGTAGGCGCTGCTCTTTAACCGCCCTGGCCATGATCTGGTTTGTAACCTCTTTGCCATCCAAGTACCATTTGTGGACAGTGTGATCCTCGATCACTACCCTACCCCCACCAGATCCACCATGAATAGACTCAAATCCTGCATCGGCCAGGGCCGTAAACATCCTAGTCAAGCGGTTAGGAAGGATGATCTCCGGGCCCTGGTCTGCGATGACATCCAGTTCCGGCTTATTCACCAGACCTCCCCTCGCTCGGAATATCGGAGCAAGGCCACCCCAAGAAGATGTGCCGAATGTTCCGCCATAACCGCCCCCCCCATATCCGCCGCCCCCCAATTCAACCCCCAGGCCTGCGGTGGCAAGGGGTCCGGTGCTGGCTATGACTGCGTTATTGTAGATGTCTCGGCAGGATGCCCCGCCGGCGATATAGCACCCGGAGCCGGAGCACCCGGAATTGCCGCCACCGTACTCGCTCCAATCGCCTGTAGGTGCAAGCCAATCAGACTCCGAAGCAAAGGCCCAATCCATGCCACCACCGCCTCCACCACCACCGCCGCCATAGCCTCCTCCGCTGCTGCTAATATTGACACTAACATTAATCCTCTGGAGTTCTGCGGCTATCTGTGACACGGCGCTGGATATCTGGCTCTGAGCATTGGAGAGATCGGTGAGCATATCAGACCATACCTGTCCCCAATTCTCGGAGAAGGCCAAGAGAGAGCTTTCACCGTTAGCTACCATCTGGTTAATCGCATCCGTGACTCCGTTTTTGGCATCATAAAATGCGTTCTTGATAGAATCATTAAGATTTGTGACCGTGGGCTCAATGGCTGGCCAGATGGCAGCATAATTGGTCTTAGTGTCGTCTAGGATCTGGGCATTGGTCTGAATCCAGGTATTGCGGATACCTATTGCGGCCTGCCAGGCATTATCTCGGAATGTAGTAACTTCGTAAGTCAGAATCTCGTTAATCTGCCGCCAATAGACAGATCCCTCTGCCTTGATTATGCCCCATGAAATCCTGAAGAAGTTCTTAAGATCGGTAATGATCTTCTGCACCTGTTTGTTCATGCTGGCCAGGCCCTTGATGCCGAAGTAGGCTTTCATTTCATCGGCATCTACTGCATCGCCTGAACCGCTTGCTCCTGCTGCCCCGCCTTCAGCCATACCTGTGATACCATAGGCTCTCATGGCTGCCAAGAGCAGATCCCAGCGCTTGTGCTTCTCCGGTATTACCCATTCCCGGCCAGCTTCACCTATGACTGCCAGCTCGGGGCCGGTGGTTTCCGTACCCATCGCCCGACCGCCTGCCGCCACATAAGCCGCATTCCACCAAGACGGGTCACTGGACGAGGAGGAGGATGAGGGACGGCTAGATGAGGCGCTGCTTGAGAATGATATTGTCTGAGATATGGGATATGAGGGTGAAGCGTTGCCGCTATATGGGTTATTCCTGGCGAAAGATGCATAGGCATTAGCCAGGGAGGAAGCTGCATTAGAGGCAGCTCCAGCCAGGTTGTTGGCCGCACCGTTCACGGCATTGGCTCCGCTCTGGATTGCGTTGGCTCCGCTTTGGACGGAGTTCTGGAAGCCTGAGCCCGCTACCTGGACCTTGTTATATAGCTCGCCGCCTGCCTGAGTGAAACGCTGTTGGGCCACTTGGCCGATAACTGCGATCTCCCGCCCGGATGCATCCAGGCCGATCTTTACCGCCTGTCCGGCTTGAGTGGTGAAGTTGGCGGCCACCTGAGCGCCTTGCTGGATAGCATTGGCGGCGGTCTGGCTGCCATTAAGTATCCGGTCCACTGCCATCGCCGCGGCGGCAGAGGTGGCCGTGGCCGCCTGTTGTGTTGCCTGAGCGCCTTGCATAGCGGCAGCTAATAGGGCTTTCGTGGAAGTCTGGAAGGCCCCCATTGTGAGGGCATTGGCCTTTTCTGATGTGGAGGTGAGCTTTTTAGACCAATCGTCAGTTGCCTTGGTTTGCCCTTTGGTGGCAGTGGTGAGATCGTCTGCTGCCTCTTTAGTCTTGTCTGCTGCCCCACTTAGCTTATTTGCGGCCTCTACTGCCTTTTCATAGCTCTTGAAGACGCCCTCTGGAGACCAGTTGCCGTATACCTGGCTTTTGTGGCTTCCTGGTTCGGTTTTTCTCTGGAGATAATACAGATCACCGGAGACGTTGACTCTGAAGTTTAGGGGCAGCTCCATCCCGGCGATGTCTCTGGGATCTCCCGCCCCGGTGAACTTGGTATTGAAACTTACATCAAAATCTTCTTCAGAAAAGAGGGCCTCGGCGTCTTTCCTCCACTCTGCCGCTTTGGTCCGGAGAGTATCTCCTGCACCATCCCACACAGAGTCCATGGCCCCGCCAATTATCTCCAGGATGGCGGCTCCGATGGTCCCCTTGCCTGCCGTCAGGATAGTAGAGCCGAAGCTAGTTGCG